TCGGAGACAATCTCTCGAAAAAGCACGTTACTCAAAGATTATGTATGGTGACCTGCACAGGACTTGAACCTGTGACCCCTACCCTGTCAAGGTAGGAAAGGAGTATTTTTAAATTTCCTATGGTCACCGTATATGCCTTAAAATAAGGATTTTTGCTTACTTTCATATCCTAAAGTATCCTCCTGCAACCCTATTTTCGTTACCTTTCGTTACTTTTTTGTTACTTTTTTTGGCTTGTTTTTAACCTTTAAATAATGCTTTTTTTTAAAAAAGAAAACTGCCCGAAGGCAGTTTCATTTTTTTTAAAGGACTAACCACTCAAAGCGGAATTCTGGATTCTCTGTGTGATAATCAAAAACCCTCTCCGGTGTAACCCCTTTTTCCTTCATACATTGTATGTAACTTTCTTTAATATGTTGCTGAAAGAGGTTTTCAATCGCTTGTTTCGGATCTTCATTAAAAGCACTCATAAAATCATCTTTGCTAATACTCGGCATCCTGTTCATCCTCAAATCGTTTAACGCTGCAAGTAAAGCGAATTTGTGACCATCCAAGCCATGACCAACAACCAAAGAGTGAAGTAACTCCATATCATCTTCTGAGTTGATCAAGTAAGTAGCCACATCATAAGCAAAAGTGCCTTCTGGAATCCCATAAAAACGAATAACTTCCAACGCAAATGGATTCACCAATGTTTCCCCCTTTTGTTTTTCCGAAGTGATTAAATTACTGACCATGTTTCACCATTCCCCTCTTTGTGAATTTTTGTTTTTGAACCGTTGACAGACCAACAAGGAGTAAGTACCTTTGATATTTAGTTAATCTGAACCATTCTTTTGGTGTAGTTTTCATTCACCCGCCCTCCTATAACAAATTTGCCATCATGGAAAGGTAAGTCTTGTTCATGCTAAATTTCATCGTGTATAATGGATTTTTTGTATTTACACTGCAAGCATACAGTCTCACGAAAGTATCAAAATGATCAAATACAACAACAATTTTTTCGTCATAATCAGACTTTAGACGATATACCTCAATGTTGTTAAAAATCTCGTCTGTAAAATTGGTCTTTACTTCCTTCACAAATTCTTCATGATGATTTGTGATCTCTAACAGTTTTTCAAAATCAATCTGGAAGTCATATTTGCGTTCGCCCGTTCCTCTGTATGTGACAATGCCTGGAACCGTTTTGTAATTTTTGTTCCACATATAATCACCTCCATATTTTTAAATATAATGTTCATGTTTATGTACATATAGTACACCTTTAAAAATTCTATGTCAACAGTTTTTGTACAAAAAATTTGCGAATATGTACATAATCTATAGATAGTGATAATATTTATTTGAAAAGGCTTATTGGATGGAGGATACTTTATGCTAATTCCAAGTTATAAACCACTAGAAATTACACTAATTAAAAAAGATAAAACAAAAAGTGATTTACGTAATGAATTAGGATTATCTCCTACAACCATCGCAAAAATCGGGAAAAATGAATTTATCTCGATGCAAATCATCTCAAAAATATGTGAGTATTTAGGCTGTAATATTGATGAAGTAATAGAGTTTATAGAAGAAAAAGACCATTAGGATTGATTCCTAGTGGTCTTTTGATAGTCTTTATTGTCTTTTTAATATCGTATCAATTTTTTTAATTAAATCCTTTAAATCATCACGTTCTGTTTCTGTTTTTGCCTTTTTTATAACCCTTGCCAATTCCTCAACGGATAACAGTCGATTTTCCATCCAGTTTCACCTCAATTCTTTTCGGTTTTGTCGCTTCCAAAAACGCTTCAATTGAAGGAAATTGAAACACTTTAAAATCAACCAGTGGCAAATGATATTTACGCTTGCAAAGAATCAATACGATCGGAAAAATCGGTCTGTCTTTTCTTTGCCAATCAAACGCTTTCCATTCGCCACTATAATAATAGTCAATATATCTTTTCATCTTTTCGGCCATGCTTTTATCTGAAAACGTTAATGATCGCTGCACTTCAATAAAGAACGGAGTACCGTTAAAAATGGTGAATATATCCGGCTCCACTATTCCCTTTTTACCTAGTTTCGGTTCAATGTCGAACACCTTTACCCTGCCAGCTTTAATCAATTGCTTGTAGACGTTAGTAATGGCTTGATAATGTGGTATCTTAGTTGAATCCTTCTTAATGGTACTTTGAGATAAAAAATACATGTATGGGCTTTTAGATGTGTCCGCTTTAATATATCCATCCCGTCTCAAGCGTTTTAAAACGAAGTTTGCCGCTGTTAATGGCCGTTTTAAACCGGAGAAGTGAATATCCATAATATCATCCCTAGAAAGCACCTTGAAACGTTCAAGGTCTCTGATAATCGCTTGATCTCGCTGACGCATTACTCATCACCTAACATGCCAAAAATGTTGCTTAAATCGTTTGTACTCCGCCTATTTTTTGCCGCTTTATTTGTTTTTGACTTAAATGGTTCTAAAAGTTTCTTTGCTTTTTCTAAGTCCAAATATGGTGTTTGTATTTCCTCAATATTCTCACGCTTGAAATACATCCGTCCTGGCGTTTCGATTGATATATCTCCTGCATTATATCCCGTTCCTCTGCCTAATGTAATTTCTGAATTGATTTTGTCGGAATGCTTAAAAGCCATGCGGACAGTAAGATTATTTTTTAGTTTTCCGTTTAAAACATCCCTATCGGGTCTTTGCATAGATAAAATCAAGTAAACCCCTAAAGCCCTACCGATTGCGCTTATATCCTCTAAGATAAACATGATTTCTTTTTCCGCCTTTAATAACGCCACTTCATCAATGCAAACTATAATGTTGGGTAATTTTACTGGTAAATCTTTGATATGCGCTTTTTCGTAATGATCCAATAAATCTCCTCTTTGTTGTAATTCACTTTCGATTGATATTAAAGCCGAAAGTAAGTCATGAACATTAGTCGAAATCGAATCAACATGTATTACTCGCCTAAAAACATGGAATTCAGAACGCTTTAAGTCTCCTAAAATAAGCCTTAATTCATCTGGATTGTTATTAAGAATAAGAGTAGTAAGAATAGAACGTAACTGAGTGGATTTTCCGCTACCTGTTTCTCCTGCTATTAGTAAATGGGGATATTGTGCCATGTCGTATGTGATGATTTGGCCACTATGGTTCACGCCAACCAAAATGGGAATTTCACCTGTTAGATGTTCTTTAAAGCGTTTAAAATCGTATTTTAATGTTTTTGGCATTGAATTCTTAAACACCGTTAAGACAAACTTTTTAACATCACCGTCTAAGTGAATATTATCGCCAAACACCTGTTTAAACGCATATTCATTCTTTTTTACTATCTTAGGATCAAAACCCGTAGGCAAGGTAAATACAAACTGTTTGTGACTTCCTTTATCGGTTATTGCATGGACTTTTGGGTAAACCTGCAATACCTTAGAACCATTTTTGTAATTTAGATATATTTCTCCCGCCCTAAATGCTTTTTTAAGCATCAGCGAATCTTTATTAAAAAACATCACCATTGCCCCCACAACGGATTTTTAAAAAACAGAAAACCGACTGAACCGACACCGAAGATAATTAACCCAATTTTAGTCACTAAAGAGACTAATTCCGCTTTTTCATATTCTCCTTTTTTAATGAGATAACTGGTTAAGAAAGCACTTCCTACTGCGATAGTTGATGTCACAAGAATAACGGTTAATCCGCCTTGAAAGAGTGGAGACATGTCAAAAAGGCTAGAAAGGGTTAATGGTGCGAGTGAAAATGCGATGATAGGTTTCTTAATTTGTTTCGGTATGATTTCTCCTCTCATGAAAGCATCCCATTGTAACGTTTCCATCACATTCTCGCTCCAAACGTATTCTGGATTCGATTGTTGGGATCCCTGGTTAATTCAATGACATTTCTTGAAGGAAGGATAACTTCATCTTTTGTAGTGACCACGTCCATAAACAGGACATCACCTTCGACATTCATGACGATCGGATAACCAACTTTATCCTCGAAAATTTCTTGTCTGGCAAGAAAATGTTCGAGTTTCAAGTCATTAGGCAAATGAACCAAAACCCGATACCCATAATATTTAGGAATGACATATTCCACACTTGGAAAAATCTTCATCACTTTGCGTTCTGCCGAACACATATGGCAAACTTCCCTTTTGACAATCACGCTTTTAATTGCTTGTCGGATTTTCATTTGCATTGGCCGCTTAGAATAAGCGTATAGACCAAGTGATGTAATCACCAATCCGGCACCTATTGTCTCAAAAATCATCGTTGTTCTCCTCTCTTTATTCTTCAAGCAAAACCAACTCATCAAAATTCCAATAACCACTCTTCCAAGTTACGGACAACCCTTTGTCAGTCCATCTAAGATCCATAACTCTAAAGACTTCCAATACATCACCTTTTCTTTTTATCAATTGATTTTCAGACACCTCACTTTCTTTTCTAAACATCTTTAAAAATTCCTTTAGTAAAAACAATTTTTCAATGAAAACTTTAGTTTTTAATGCTTTTGTAGGTACTTTAGTTACTGCTTAGGTAATTACTAAATTAGTTACTGTGGTAAATACTTATGTCGATAAGGCTTAATCATATTCCGTATAACGCATAAAAAGTACAAGCAAAAAACGAAATAAAATTCTGTGTAGGAAAGAAACAAGCCTCTGTCGAATTGATTAGACGGGAGGTTGTGAAGTAATGAAATTACGGAGCAAAATTGGGGAATATGTTGAGGAGTCAGGATATAAACGGGGGTTTATTGCAAAACAATTGAATGTGTCTGTTGATCAATTGCGTTTGTATTGTAAGGGGGAATCGTATCCGCCAATGCCAAAGGCTTTCGCATTGGCTAAATTGTTGGGGAAAAAAGTAGATGATTTGTACGAGGTAATAGATGACGATGAAGTTTAATGAATTGACACCTGAAGAAAATGATTTGATCGAATCATATATGTTGCTACCCTTGGTTAGAAAAGTGTTAGAAAATGATTTAAGGGCAATAGAAAAAAGTATGGTCAAATTTAAACAACCATACTTAGATTTAATTCACAAAATGCTTAATGCTCTTTCTCTTGACTTGAGGGATGTAAAAAAGGAATTATTCAAGAAAAAAATTAAAGCCATAAAATATGGAGATTTAGATTATGAATTTATTGTCCGAGGATGGACATACCACAAGGTTATACACCCAAATTTAGCATCTGAATGGGTAAAAAATAAAATTTATCATTACACTAACGTTACATAACTTTGTTAATGAGTATACGGATATATTAAACGCAATTTTTAAAAGGTACGTTTTTTGTAGTAAATATAATATATAATTCTTCGTTTGTTTATTGTTTGTTTATGGTAAATATATACAATAGAATTTTTACTTCTTATTTTATTATATTTACTACATTTTTCATACCTTTTGATTACATCATCATGATATATTCCCTTAGTATTCTTTTCGCTTTCGATAAAGGCATATGGTTATTGGGATTAAAATGATTTGTAGAATAAGTAAGTCGAGGAAGTTTCTTTATATCGTCTATTGTGGGTGGAAAATGAAATAAGTATTCTTCACATCTGACGAGTACCATCGAATTGTGAATCCCAAGTTTCTGTGCCTTACTATCATAAATCAGTCTCTCTATAGCATTATTTTTCAAAGTATAAAGCATTTTTGGTTTTAACGCTGTTTTTGCATGTCTGTTTACCGTAAAAATTGCATCCAAAATATCTTTGGTTTCTATTTTTGATCCCTCCTTTTTTGTTATATTCTTATATTTCTACAAGTATCTAGGAAATCCTTCATCTAACCCAAAAATAGGATAGGTAAAATGTTATCTTTTTTGATGAAGAAACCCCCAATAAATTTTAAACGTAAAAAATGGGGAAAAATAAATTTGGAGGGATTAAATGTGAAGAAAACTATTATGATGTTGTCAGTTCTGTTTTTGTCGATTGGTTTGTTAGCTGCTTGCGGATCTTCAGATTCAAAAAAAGATAATAGTAACAATGCAAACAAAACGACAACGACCGAAAAGGCCGATAAAAATGAAAGTAGCAAAAGTGATACAAGTCAAGCCGAAAGCAAATATCCTTTCCCAGAAAACGCATCACCGACCGGAAAAGGAAAAATTGTTATAAGCACACCGTCCGGTACATCGGAAAATGGGAACGTGCCTGTTTTAATTGTGGAACCGGATACGGCCATGACGCAAATCGGTATTGATTTATCTAATTTTGATGGAAGTAAACAAACCTATATTTATATCAACAAAATTTTTAATACTGCTGAACAAGTCGGTGAGATGACACAAACGTCATTGAATTTAGAGGGCGAATTTTTAAAACCAGGAACATATACAGTAACGGCTATTCAGTTTGATAATGACGATCCAAAAAGCGGAAAAGTAATCAATTATACTGAAGCAAAATATGAAGTGAAAAAAGGTGCATAAACAAAAAAAGACCTCACCCATAATGGAGTGAGGTGAATTTCTATCATCTTTTTTATCGGCTTTTAATATGGAATTGTAAATTATTTAGAGTTTGTTGATCTCTTTGTTTTAAATAAAGTTTTATCTTTTCGAAGAAGTCTTCTGGATTATTTGCTTGTATAGTTACATTCTGAAAGTTTATTTGTGTTCCGCTATTATTGATGACATGATTAGAATTCAGGTTTTCCCGCAATCTCGAATAGACGGCATCCGCAAACGGTGCCATGTACCGTTTGTTTTCAAGGGGAACGATCGCTTCTCGCCCAGCTTCACCCAGTCCGACTATTGTGGGGGAATCGAAAAACCCTCCCCTTTTTTTCCATTCAACCGAAATGGATGGTAAACCTTCTTTTGGCCAATCCAGTGGATTTAACGATCCATGAAGTTGGAAGTGTGGCAATTTAATTTTAGTAAATAAATTTGAAAAAGCACTTTTAATTTTTCCCATTATATCGCTAGCTTCGTTCCACATATCCGAAAAATATCCTTTGATTTTATCAATGGCATTTTTTACCGCATTTTTGGCTGTTTCAATCGGTTGCGTGATGGCATTTTTCACTGCATTAAATTTATCAACTGTTATTTGCCAAATGGTTTGAGCGCCATTAACAAAAAAGGACTTAATGAACGACCAGGCATTAGAAATAAAACTTTCGATACCATTAAAAATTTGTGTGATATGGTTTTTTATGGCGTTAAATTTATCAACGGTTGTTTGCCATAAATTATTAGCTACATTAACAAAAAAATCTTTCATTTTTTGCCAACCATCGGAAATGGCTTGAATCCCATGCTTTAATGAATCTGTGAATTTATTCCATTCACCTTTAAGCCAAGACCATAATTCGCCTAATTTTTTAGTGACTGTATCCCAGTTTTTAGCCATAAGAATAATAATTGCTATTAAAGCACCGATACCAGCCACAATCCAACCTACAGGTGATGACAAGAAAGCTAAATTCAATCCTTTTTGAGCTAAAGTTGCTAACAATGTTCCCGTTCGCATTGCGGTTATCAAGCCATTAAAAATGCCGATAGCAGTATTTATTCCCTGGATCACCTTAAAAGCAACAAAAGCACCAGCCAATCCGCCAAGTGCTGCTGTGATGATACTTGTATTATCTTTGAGCCAAGAAAAAACATCCTTTAAACCTTCAAAAAGACTTTTTGCTATTTGAAGGCCACCGACATCCTTAAATTTATCCCACAATGTCTGCAATCCACTTTTAACATCATTGAAAACAGGAACAAGTATGTCTTTTAAGTAACCTACAAACGTAGAGACGCCAGTTTTAACTTTATTGAAATCAATGTTTTGTAGCCAGCCCGATACCGTTTTCAGGCCATTAACCACCGTATTCATGATCGGCTGTGCCAATTGTGCCTTTAAATCCGTCCAGGATTGCTTCAAGTTACCTAATTGGTTTTCGTATGAATTAGATTCTCGTCTTGCCTGTCCTGTGGCTCCTGCGGCCTTCTGCATGCTTTTGGCGAATTCCAGACGGGCTACCTGTTTTCCTTTTTCATCGAGATTTTTCCAATCCATCCCTAAATTTTTAGCAGCCCAAGAAGCCAATTGCGTTTCATTGGCGAATAAACCGATTGATTCACCGCCCTCATAGTTACCTTTAATAAAACTATTGAGTGCAGCCTGAGCATCTTCGAACGATTTGTCATAAAAGGCAGCCGCATCAGCGGTTAGTGTTACGGCTGTTTTGGCTTGATCCATGGCATCTTTTGTATCCATACCCAAACCTTTAAACATAGACGTCATTTGAGACATCGCAGGTTTAATGCGGTTAGGTACCATACCGAAGTCTTTGCCGAGCTGATTTACCGTTTTTTGGGCATCATTCTGTAGATCCCCGAATACCTGTTTAAATTGAGCATTCATCGCCTGAGATGATGCTCCTGCTTCGATGACGGATACACCAAAATCTTTAATTTTGTCTATTGCAAAGGCTGCTGCTACGGCTCCGCCAAATTTAGCAAGTGTTCCACTCATCAATTTGCCAATGGACGACCCAAATTTCTTGCTTTGATCTTCGGTTTTTTTAATTTGACCTTCGGCATTCTTCAAACTTTTAGAGAATTTTTCATCGGAAATGACTATTTCAGCCCCGTATGTACCTAAGTCATACACCTTATTTCTCACCTACTTTCTCAACACGATAACCCTTAAACGACCTAATTGCGTCCAGATCTGCATGTTTACGAGGATTTTTGAATCGTCTAATCTTATCCAAAATCTCTCGCCCTTCGTCTGTTTGCATCATATCTTGAATCGTGTTTTGCTCAACCAACGACAAAAAAATGCCGTAAGGTAGATTCATAACTTCATCGAATGTCATATTTGCTTTACTCATTAAATAAGCGACGTCACTCATCAATGAATTAGATAGGATTGATTCATTTCCCGACTTTCCCAGGATATTTTCAGGAACAGTCGGGAAGATTAGTTTTTTTCCTCAATTTCTTGGAATTCCTTGAAAAAGATCTCAATGATTTTTTGCATTTGCATCGTATTTAAATTTTCTTCGATGAATTTAGCATTCACTTTTTTTGTTTTATCTTGGGACAGAATGAGAACGACACATTCAATAGCCAATTCCTGAATTTTATTCCCATCCATTTCTTCTTCAGGTTTTTTCATTTCATCCCTTAACTTCATTTGCAAAGCCGTAATTTTTTTGTGAAGTCCAGTTAAGGGTTGTTTAGGTAATTTGTAAATATCGCCACCAAGTTTAATTTCATACGTTTGATCTAAAAACAAATCCAAATCATAAACCGACATACATATTCTCCTTTCTATAAAAAAAATAAGGAGGGCATCATCCCTCCAATAAAATTATTAGACGCCTTCAGGCGGCATTTCTTCGGTAATCAATACAATATTCCCATTTTGTTTCGTTGGATCAGCAAGGAGCGTAAATTCAAATTCAAACGCTGTATTTTCATCAGACTTAAACGTCCATTCAAGACCTGAGCGGTTCTGCGCCCTGAACATGTCCATAGTCAATTTATAACCATCTTCTTTAAAGTGAACAAAGCGCAATCGTTTAACGGGAACCGTCTTTTTACCACCAATACCTAATGTTCTTTTCCCGTTTGTTGTATCTTCATTGTAGTAACCAGCCAACAATTCCTGAAGAACACTTAAATCATAGGTAACGATGCCGGCATTAAATGTCACCGTTTCAGAGGTCAAAAAACTCCCCAGAATTTGGTTATTGACGCCACCTCGAACATCGGTGAAATCATATTCGATTTTTAATGTAGCTTCACCGTTACTTTCCCCTACTTTAATCCATTCTTCTTCGGTTGATGTTTTTACATCAACACCATCGGGAATAATATACAATTCTCCAGTGCCAAATAAAATTTCTTGGGTGTTTGCCATTTATATCAATCCTTTCAGTCTGCCAAAATATTGAATGAGAGAATCTGTTCAAAAATTTTTTGGTCAGGATCATAGTTAATCCCACTACCACCAGAATGGGTAGAATGATAAATACTTTTTCCATCAATGATAAATCCAGGTTTGTTATTGAAATGCAATAACTCTAATAATCTGTTGGCAATCGCTTCAGTTAACACAACATCTTGTGTAAGAATTGTCAAATCACACCGATATTGTGTGACTGGATTACCCGCTAATAAAGGAAAAACCTCAAAGATAATGTATGGATAATCCGTCCTATTTTTAGGGATATATTCTCGGATACGTTGATTTTTTGGCGTGTAGCCAACCAAATCCCTTAATTCCTTATCTCCAGTTAAATAATCCAATATGGCTTTAATCATACACTCAACCCCTTCTTAATCATCTCTTGGATCTTTCCGATGTTTTCTTCAATAGAGGGCTTTAAGTAAGGTTGGGGTTTTGTGCCTGGATGCTTGATTTTTTTAACTGTGACCCAACGGCCATTGATTTTTAAGTGAGTAGGTTTATCATAGATGATTTCATGAGGTTCAGAACCTTCTTCTAGAACTTTGGCATACTCGACATTCGTGCCGATAAACACGCTACTTTTATTTTTGCTATGATCGGTTTCATGAGTGATTGAACGTCTTAAATGACCTGTATCTACACTTACCCTGTGTTTAGCTTCGGCTTCGACAAACGTACCAATTTTTTCAGCGATCATTTTTCTTCGTTGTTGCATATCCTTAATTGCATCATCAAAACGGCTCATGGTGAATATCCCTCGTTAATTAAGACTTCAAAGTGACGATCATATTTCAAAAGGCCGGTTAACGTGTAGTCTTTGTCTTGCCATTCAATATGTTGATTTAATTTGAGTTTGTCATTAGGCAAACAAAACACACGATGGGTCACATTAGCAACAAGGCCATAACGAGTATGCGTTAATTCTGAGGAATACGGTTCAACTTCACCCATAAATGGGGTTTTTACTGTGGTAGTTCCATATACAGGACGGCCTAATGAATCATATCCAATCGGTTCATCTGATTCGATTTCTTCAACGATATAAAGAGTTTTAGTGAGCCTCATATAAACTCAATCCTTCGGTATCGGTTCAGTTCTCGGATGATGTCTAAAGGTAATGAGTCAATGTAAGATTCACTCAAACTCCCCTTACCTTCTGATTTAATGCCTTCAACGCCTTTTAAGCGATATTTTAAAATGGCAATATCTTCGACAACCGAATCTAAACCCACCGGAATTTCTTCTAAATTGCAATAGTTTAAAACAAAATTTGTCGCTCTCGAGAGATACAAATTTAAGACATTGTCTTGTGATGTGTCATTAACATCGATACCTAAAAGGATTTTCACATTTTCTAAAGTAGGCATTTGAGATCACCTACTTTTTCGCAGCAGATTTCTTTTTGGAATCGTCTTTTTTTGTTTCCTGCTTCGGCTTTTCAATTACTTCATAGTCAGGATTTTTCTTGAGACGTTCTAAAAGTTCTCCATCAACATCCCACTTCAAGCCTGTTTTTTTGTTTAGTACGAACAATCAAATCACCTTCTTTTGTTAGTAATAACCATAAAAACTAAATGTAAATTGACCGTATTTTCCATCCGTATCTTGTTTTAAACTTTCACCACGACGACATATTTTAAATTTAAAAATTGGTAAATCTTTGATCATAAACGGCTGAGTGTACCAAGCAGGTAAATAAATACCATCGGGATCATCATTTAGATAAATCATGCAGTCGTTTTCTATGATCATAGATAAAAAGTAAATCGGATTTTCAAATTTAATTTCCTTTTCGATGTCTTGGCCTAAATCAATCAAACCGTTTGAAGAAACGATATTGCCATACACGTCTTTCACCACCTAAAATTAAAGAAAAAAGGGAAGGATTAAACCTCCCCTTTTAATTAGCCAATCGTTGCGGTTAAAACGGCCATTGCTTCAGGACGGAGAACGGCTCCACCGTAAACCATGAGACCTCTTACGCCATCAGCAAAGCTGTCTTGTAAGCGCATGGCTTCGACTTCATCCAGTTGTTTACCATGACCGATAGCCGATTGATGTAAAGCCAAAATTTTGTAAGCACCATTGGCGTTTTTGGCTAATTCTTCGGATACAACAACTTGCAAACCGTTGATAGATTGTCCTTCGACAACACCGTTTTCTAGGACTACAGGTTGTTTAGTAAAGCGATCGTCTTTCGACAACAACCCTAATACATCTGAATTGATGACAACATAACGATTAACCTTCGGTACTTTCTTTTTATTTAACAACGTACCAAGGTCTACAATATAATCATAGACATTGGTTTTATCTAGGGCTTTTGGAGTCGTATCATCACCGATCACGTTGTCTGCTGCAACATCGGTATAAAGGCTGAGGACAAAGGAATCAACTGTTTCTTGGAGTGTTGCCGATGCTTCAGCCGTAGCTGCATCTACCATATCACCTGAGGCTTGAACTTTATCGACATCATCAACAGTAAATGCGAAATATTTCTTTTGATCCATCGGCAATTCAACACTTGATGTCGTGAGGCCATCCCAAGATACAGAGCCTTCATAATCTTTAATTTGGACATTACCGATTCGGTTAAAGACAATTGTGTTTCCTCTTACTTCGCTAGGCGGAGTCGTAATTACATCCGCAATAGATGTTTTGTGAAAGTTTGCTAACAAACGTGCTTCCCAAATTTTTGGAATAAAAGAATTAACTGCCATAATATATCACCAGAACCTTTCTAATTATAATTGTGTGTTTTTAATTGAATCCCAATGTTTGTTGATTTCATCGATGCTCATATTGTTTAATTGGTCTTTTGTAAATGTTGTTGGCGGATTTCCATCACCAGGATTAGTACCGCTACTTTTTAATTTTTCATCGACTAATGCTTGAAGTTGGGAATTCCAAACTTCTTCTAATTGGGAAAGATTGGATATTGTTTTTTCTTCATCTTCACCAATCATGAAGTCAATCAATTGGACAGGGAGTTTTTTCTCTGTCGCAATTTTTAGCGCTTTATTTTTCAAAGACTCATAGAGTTTTTCTTTTTCCATCTGCTCAATTTTTCGCTGGAGTTCTCTCAAAGTCTTGTCTTTAGGATCTTCGTCCGGATAACGTTTTTTAATTTCTTCATCAATTAACTTTTGTAGGTTGTTGTTCTTCCATGTTTCCAATGATTTAGCAAAATGTTGGTCTAATCGTGGTTGTAACAATTTTTTACCCTCATCTGTTTCCAGAAACCCTTTCACCTTGTCCACCGACACGGCAGAAAGTTCTTCTAGATAGGTTTTAACTTCTGCATTATCTTTATTTTCCTCAAAGAATTTTTTAATCTCTTGTAAATCCAATTTTCATTACCTCCAACCCTCTATGTACGAGCCACAGAGTGTTTATTTTTTATATCCATGCTGTTCTTTAACGTCTGCAGCATGGGAAAAGACAATCTATGTAAAAAGCCACCACCGAAATGGATGGCGACTTGTTTACGGAATATTTTTTTGTTCTGCCCATTCTTCATAGGTCATGTTTTCGATTATGTCTTTTGATTCGTTGTCTTTACGTTTTGATGGCTGATAATCATCAAGAACAGGAACGTAACAACACCTGCAATTTGGATGTTTGGGGATTTTTGGTTTATAAGGATCATCAATATCAAATATTTTCCCGTCTAGTTCCCGACATTCCGAATCCGTTTTAGCATCAAGTGTCGCAAGCCATTTAACCTTTTCCGTCACACCCGAATCTCTATAAAGTTTTTCTTGGGCCTGTGTAATGACTCTTGCTGATTCAGTACGGATTAAGCGTAATGATTGATAGGCTTTTACATTAAATAGTTTGTTGATGGCTCTTGCGATTTTGTCTAATGAATCGCCATTTTGTATGCCTAAAAACAAGGCTTCTCGCAGTGAGTTAATCAAAGATGTTCGGTTTTTCCAAATGCGTTCAGAAAATGGAATGCCTGACCAATTAAAATTCACAATTTCTTTGATGAATTCGGGTTTTAATAATTTGAAGTTGATACCAACCTTTAGATTCTGTTCAAGGGCAAATGCTGTTCGATAAAAGGCTTGTGCATACACTAAGGCAAGAATACCCACCATTATTTTTACTTCATCATTGTAATCTAATTGAATTTCATCTTTAATTTGTTTCTCGATTGTTGCCATACGGTTGTATTTTTGAAGATCGGCATAGTTGACTTTGCCATCTTGACCATATTTCATAAAAACTTCGGCCACAAATGCCTTAATATTATCCCTTGATTTTTTATACATTTTAAGTATTTCTTGATGTTCTTTATCGGTTAATTTAAACATCTGATCAAATATTTCTAGGATAGCGTCCTCTAATTTACTCATGCTGTTTCACCAGATTTTAAATTATCTTGTTGCCATCCAATGGAATCCAAATTCATATCGTCTTTTTCTTCTTTAACTTTCTCAATCTCTTGCGATGGTGATTGTATGCGAGGATGCCAACTTAATAGAGTCTCCTGAGAAACTATTCCTTTAAGTTTGATGATCTCATCGGTGATTTCGGCTTCATTTTGTGGGATATTGCGAGTGAATTCCCATGTTATATCGGAGGGATCATAATTTTTTCCCTTGAGATTGAGAATATTTGTAATCAAACGAATACGTTTTCTCAAACCCTTAGACATTTTGCGTTCTTTAATTTGGCATTTGGTTTCAAGCCCAAATAATTTATAACCTAATGCCACCCCGCTAAGATTTGAGGAAAAATCTTCACTTGTTAGTTTTGGCGTTGCTGTTTGCGTATGGATTAGCTTATCTACTGTTTCAAAGAAGGTATTCTGAAAGTCGGCATCAACATCTTTAATTAAGAATTTAGCGTCATCGGTTTTATCTAATAACAAAACGCCATTTTGTTTCATTTTTTCAATATCTTCGGGAGTTGTACCTTGCCTTCCGGCAATAACGAGATATGAATTGACAAATGCCTCCAATTCATTGCTCGAATCGGATAACAATTTATCAACCGAATCGACCAAGGAGATAATTTTTTCAAAATCGCCAATTTCTTCGTCATTATTCTTATAAAGGGTAACGGGAACTTCACCAAAATAATGCTTTGTTTTCGGTCGATTGGGATCAGGGATAAATGTATTTCCACCATCTTTTGAGATAAAATAATAAAATGCTTGATCGTCATAATACTCTAATTTAGTTATGGTTGTTTTTTCGTCAATCACTTCATCCCAATACCGAAAAGCATATTGAATATTATCTTTGTTATCTTTCTTGACGTACATTTCTAAAGGGCTGTATTGAGTGAAACGGATTTTTCCTTCTGGATCGACCCATGTTAATTCGTAACATTTTCCGAAAATACAATAATCTTTAACAATTTCAGCGTTCACATCTTCTTCATCATTAAGATAAAAAACATCTTTTAAATCGGCTATGTATTGGTTATTTTTAGACTTAGATATGTAAGAAATTGGTTTAGATGCGAAATAACCAATTACCGTATCAATGATGATTCCTGGATAATCAAGAACGACTTTGTTGTTAGGTTTGCTTGGGTCAGGTAAGACTCGGTTTAAGATGTCGTGTTTGCCTATGTAGTAATTGTATAGTTTCTGGTATCTAACCAAATCGATTTTGTGTTGTTTTAAACCTTCTTTGATGTTATCTAATATCGTCAAGACGGCACCACCTTTCTTTTATGTGTTATATACCTAAAAGCCTTCGATCAATGGTTTGAAGGCGTTTATTTTTTATTTCAATTTCATCAATCCGATTCGCAAATTCGGAAACGGCATCTACAAAGTCATCATGTAAAGTGAATTGTTGTCCGGCAAATTCCATCAATTGATCAAGTGCTTTCTTTTGCACTCTTTCTGAGCAAAAAATAATTCGACCGTTGTTAATGGCATCAACAATAGTCGAAATTTTTTCATCCTTATTTTTTCGCTGCATTTCATTTATGAAAGTTATATTACGGTTAGATAATGCCTTATGTTTTTCTTTCGCTAATTCTTGTTGGATTCGTTCAACATCCAAACCGTTATAGGTATTTTTTTCAATATAAACATGGGTTATGTCCTCAAATTCGTAAAGAAGGTCAATTACATGATTGATGTATTGGTCAAATTCATCGAATTTCTGTATTTCGCCTTTACGGACATATTTAAAGCCATTGTCAGCAAGTGAGCCAACCACAAAGGCAAAATAGTCTGACCTGTTTTTATCCTTGTTTTTAACTCCTGCTGCATCAATGGTCAGCATGGTTTTAATGAATTTGTGATCCTCAATTTCTTCTTTTGGTTGGGTTCGATTGGATTTGAACCATTTGTCACCGATGTTTTCACAATTACACATGAGTTCCTGCATGAATGCCAAACGTTTATTAAAGTATTTTAATGCTAATTTATAGCAGCTGTATTTTTCCCAAATTGTTAGGAAGTCCATTTCTTTTTTGTGTTCTTCATAATATTGTTTAGCATGGGCTTCTGGATCGTCTAGTTTATCATCGAATAAAATTTCTTTGAATTTTTGCCAATGAGGATGAGTATCAAAATATTCATCAACATCAAAGTCAACGACACTTCGATGAAAAACTTTATATTCAGGATTTTTACGGATTGAATCAATGAAATCACCAACGGCTAAGGGTGTACCGATAACAACAAATTTAGTTGCCGGTTTGACAAGTTTTCCGTTGCGATAGACGGCTTCGTCACCGCCTTCTTCGACTTCTTTAAGCCATCGTTGGTATTTCTTCTGTTTGGCTTCATCGCTTAAAATATCGTTTTCGGAAATATAGTCATCCGCTATATAGACCATCGGGCGAAAAATACCATCCTTAGAGATATAACTCGCACCTCGAACGGATGATCCGGAGGAATAGGCTTGAATTTTTGTATCATTGTCGAGTTCTAATTCAAGTTTATTTACTGTACGTTTGTGAGGATTGACTAAATTGCCGAATGTATTCACAATATAAGGAGTTTGGAGCGCTTTTCTGGTTTGGTCTACAAAATTTATAGCGTCCAATTCCCTATTTGCTAAGACAATGGTAAATATGGACTTTTTATATACATGGAGATAACAACTTAAAGCCATATCAATAATTGTGGTTTTGCCGATACCCCGACTTAAAATGAATTCTTCTTTGTCATGCTTATTGTGGATGAACATATCCTCTAATTCTTGCCATATTTCATAATGAACAGGGGCAAGGTTTCTGACTAAGTTATTCGGCTTAGGAACGAAAAAATCTTGGAGGAAATATAGACAAAAAAACGATAAAGACCGTTTGCCGATGGAATAGGCAAGCGAACCTTTACCAAATAAATTATCCTTATGCTTGATCATTAACTGCTTGGCTTTTTCTTCACCAAAGAATTGTTTTAAGTATTTATATAGTAATTGCCTATTCTCTTTTGTGTTTATGATGTCTGCTATGTTGTTCACCTCCCTCGAACCCTGAAAATTATTATAAAAAATTGTAGCGACTGCTGTAGGCTGGCTGGCCGGACGGAATGAGAAGGTACCCACCCCTATCCAAATGAAAATAAACTCATTTGTTCATCGGTTTTTTGGCAAGTGGATCATCATTAAATTTATCAATAATTCAATATCTCATATCATGAGTCATTATTTATTGGATAATGACTAACAACTAATAAATCAACCGATTGTTTAATTGTATATAACTTGACTTATACGCAATTAAACAGTATTATAATAGGTGTAAACGATACATATCCTAGATTAAATCGCTTAATTTACTGGTAATAAATACCAAAATCTAGTGCTCTGTATTGCGTATAACTAATTTAAGGAGATGATTACTAATGCTAATCGATGAATTTCTGGAGTCAAAACGGATGCGGAACAAAAGCCCAAACACATTAAAGAATTATAAAAGGGATCTCAAAAACTTTAATGCCTATATCCAAAAGTATAACACATCATTAAATGATTTAAATGACCTCATCGTTCAACAATACCTTAACACATTAAAGAATAACTATTCGCCCGCTACCATCAATCGCATTTATGCTGCTATCCGCTCTTTCTGTCACTATTCAAATCAGTTGCATGCGGTTGATGACATCGAGATTCAAAGGGTTCCGCACATCAGCAAACAGGAAAGCAAAGGCTTAGACAAAGAGGAAGTAACCAAACTAAGGTTATCTGTTGCCAATGACAAATCAAGTCCAACAAGGGAACGTGATCAAGCCATTATAGACTTTTTACTCTATACTGGGTGCCGAGTATCTGAACTGGTTAATTGTAATCGTGACGACATCACATATCACAAAGGTATTTATACAGTCCATATCAATGAATCAAAGACGAATCAAGCAAGAAAAGTCTTTGTTGACGCTAAGCAATTTAAATATATAAAACGTTACCTTGATCATAGAACGGATGATAATGAAGCCTTATTTACTTCTAGGAGAGGAAGAATATCGGTTAGGATGGTTCAAACCATTTTAAACAAATACGGCATAAATCCGCACCTTTTAAGACATACGTATTGCTCTATCCTAGCCCGTAATAACGTTGATTTAACGACTATCGCCGCACTTGTTGGCCATCGTGATATTAACACCACAAGGCGATATGCTAACCCAACCGAAAAAGAAATGGCTGAAGCCGTCTCAAAAGCCTTCTCATTCTAAAAATGGGAAGGCCTTTATTCTTCATCTTCATTATCCACTTCGTCAAATTCTGCTTCCAAAATATCTTCATCAATATTGTTTTTATCGTTCATGGCCGCTTCAATTTCGTGTTTGCTTGTTGGTTTACCTAATGCCCGATCCGCAAGGTATTGAAGGACTTGGGCTTGAACACGCTTGTTTGAACTGTCGTTTGCCAATTCATACAACTTCTCTATGACAAAGTCTAATTTGCCATCAATTTTTTTTTGAACGAGACTTTTTTTCTGTTGTAACCGCCTGTCCAACTCCGCCCTAAATAGATCGTTATCTAACCAATCATATAAAGTTTGACGAGCAATTCCACATTTCTTTGCAATTTCGGTTTTTGTATACTCTCCATCTGCTAGTAATTCAATAGCAAGTATTTTCCTATCGTCTAAAATCTCCATGTATATTCACCACCTTACAAACCGACATTTTTAATATTTTTTAAAAATAAAAGTTCCATTATAATTAAAAAAAGATAAGGGGGATTTTATATGATAGATACATCAATATTTAGCACCTTTTCATGTTTATATGAAATCGAATTTGATCAACTAAAAGGTTATTCAAAACAAATAGAACAGCACTTTCAAATTACAAACCAAATGATTAAAGAGCAATTACAAAGTGTTTCACCAGAGGATACACTTAAATATGATTCCTTAATGGGAATTAATTTAGAAAATACATTTATAATTTATCCGAATATTCATCGTAAATCATTATTTATTGCTAGTTTTTCCTTGATATTTTAATAGAAAGAATTACAAAAACCTATTCAAACAATTAACTTTAGGTTTATACAAAAAAGCGCCTTTTTTATTAGGCGCCAAAAAATTAGTAATAAATTTAGTCTAAGTTAATTATAAAATCAATTTGTTTATCAATATTTTGAGGTTTTGAATCAAGTTTTGCAAATAATGCATCTGATGTTATTCTATCTGCTTCAAGAAATATATATCTTTCATTTATGTTGTGGAAAGAAAATCAAAGTCTCTGGTCATCGTCGTTCGACACCGAACTAATTCTCTCCTGAGTCAGTCAAACTCTCCAAATAGCAGGGCTTACGCTTTAAAACACAACTCATTATCCTTTAATACCTGATACAACACAATACCAACACGATTGATCATATCCTCATCATGTTCATCATATCCCGCTTCCTTAAAACAAGCGTGAAGGATCTCATGCACTAATGTCTGTTCTTTTCTGCATTCACTTATACCATCATCCAATTCGATGATACCGATATTGTAATTGATCTGACCAAGTAAATTAAATTTATCAGTAAGGCCATTTACCTCTTTAATGTCATATTCAATCCCCGCCACTTTCACTTTTTCTGGGATCATTAAAACACCTCACCACAAAAACAAAATCAAAAAGGCACCGTTTAAGATGCCTTTTAGAAAATAAAAAAAGCCTTCCATAAGGCCACCATATTCCTTATCTTGATTTATTCATTTTTCTTACCAAATACACCAAATCACCTAAAAAGTCGATTAAATAAATCATTCCTAATTGACACAAACACCCAATAACAAACAATAACAAAAGATTTCCCATATCATTTCGCCTCTTTCAACTGTGCCATATATTGCTTAAATTGAATTTGGCGATCTTTTCTCAGTTTCTTTATTTCTTCATCTGGTTGCCAACGGCCTAATTCGTTTTGTATGTGTTGCCTTGCCCTCGTAATCGTCAATAACGGAACATTCTTCATGTCCTCTAACGATGTAAGCCCCAACTTCTTACATACCTGAATAAACAACGCTGAATCATTGCTCCTGGTTTCTGGATATTCGCTCAACACCTTGTCAACTAATCCTATAACTCCGGTTAATTCTTTTTCTACAGTTTTGTTGTTCATAAATCTTCTCCATCCTTTGTTCTTTTTATTGTTTTTTATTTTTCGTTACCGCCTTGAACATATATTCAGCACCTTGCTCGATCGTTTGACATTCTACAGCTGCAATTAGTGAATCTACAATAATACTGTCATCAATGCCTTGTTTTCTCAAAAACTTTATGACTTCGACTGCTTCTCTCAATTCGTGTCCAATCATTTTTTAAAATCACCAAACTTTCTAATCAAACGCTATGACCCCATGTAGTCTTACCTCTAGGGGTTTTAATACCAATATCCTTCAAATATCTTGCAATAGTTTGTAGAAATGTCAGTAACCAAGTCTTTAATTTCTTCATCAAGCCATCCTTTATAAATAAAATCAGTCTCTTTTAACTTGATCAGATTATCTAAAAAACTTAATTTCAAATTTAAAATTTCTTCCTTCGACTTTTTCTTGGTCATTATTTAACCTCCTCATTTAATAAAAAATAAAAAAGCCACTTTCTCAAGTTGCTTTGTAACTCATAATCATGTAGTAATTTTCAACTTTAATCCGGCCATCCCTCGTTATTTTTGCGTATTTTTTTCCATCAACATTTTGTATTTGAATATATCCCATACCTTCTAACCACTCATATTTAATAAAATCCTTGAATTCATCATCTTTTATCAAATATAAATGCTCAAAATCTCGATGTTTGACCGCTTCCCAATAAATCTTTTCTAATACCTTAAACCATTCATTGTCCATCAAATCACCTTCTAATGCAACAAAGTTTCCATTAGGGCTTCCATCTCTTTTCGCTTATTTAAGTAACGATTGCACATGTTCACCAAAAAAATTCCATTGTTGTGTGTTTCGTCAACAAAATGCTTAATCATTCTAACCATTTTTGCACAATCTTCGATGCTCATATCATCAAATTCTTCTTCCAAAATTAAGTAATACTTCATGTTTTTAATTTTTTGATCATCTAACGCTTTACGAATTTGTTTTTTGTATGCTCTAATATCCACTTATTTTTTGCCCCTTTTGTGCATATTTTCATAGATGGCATAAACTGGTGTGTCATCAAATTCTTCATATTCACCATACTCATTATCATTATCCTTTTCATCTCTGTTCATTGTCTGCAAAAAACGCTTGATATACTCTATATCAGCGACAATCGATTCAAAATCACGATCCCAGCGGTCAAAAAACGCCTTAGCAAGTCCATTATAAAAGGTTCTTAACGCCCCTCGAACCGCATTGTAGGCTAATTCTTCAATTTCATTGATTGTTAATTCAACTTTTTCATTTTCTTTATTCATCATCTTCTCCCCTTCCCTTAACGCTAAAAATAAATGAACACAAGGACGGGAATTTAATTAACTTTCCCGTCCCTGGCCATTTAATTAGGAGGAATTTTTAATAGAAGGTTTTGTCACCCTTTTGTTTTACGTCGGAGGCATGACTGGGCAGCAACTTGCTCAAGGTTACTGGTACCGACATAGGAAGAAATAAATAATGGTTTTAGATAAACGAATTTTGAATTGTGCTATTGATATTCAAAAAAAGGAATATTTTCCAGAGTATATAATGACTAATCAACACAAACTTTTTGCCATCGATATTCTTTAGCCTGATGAATTAAATTAACTAACTTTTGCTCTTTTTCTGGGCTGATATTACAATTAAAGTTAAAATAATGACTGATCAACGACTCCGAACATCCAATGGCTTCTGCTAACGATTTGTTGGTGATGCGTTTTCGCTTTTTTTCAGTGTACAATTGTAAAATCTCATCTCTCGTCATCTCACCTCACTCCTTTTCACCTCTTTTGTTAAAAATCAATCAATAAATTTATTACAGAAAATGAATAAATCATAAAAAAAGACTAGCCCATAAATGGACTAATCTTTTCTCCCTCTTCTTCCATGAGGCATTTATGTAAATTAGGTATGATTTATTCATCCTGCAGGTGGAATAAATCGCTTAAAAATAACTTCCTTCACTATATTATGTATCATTTTCGTAGTAGATAAGCATCGGTTTTTTGCATATTTTTATTTTATTTTATTTTTTTTATTAAACAAATCTTCTTTTAATAGCCCTTTATAATGTTCTTTCTCTTTATTTTTTTTATTAAAAGTAGTTATGTATTGTGCAATCCGATTTAAATCTTTATCTAAATCACTCAAATATGTATAAAAAATGTTTAAGCACTTGGTAATGATCGTCTTTTTTGATTCCTTTTTTAATTTATCCTTATCAATTTCACCACTAATTAATTTGCAAATGGTTATATAAGTGCTTTTGTGAAGATGTTTATCCATTTTTAAGAGTATTTCTTTAAACTCGCTATCGCTATCAGAAATCAAGTCAATAATGCCTAATCTATCATCTGCTTGATTATTAAATAAATAATCTACGTTGACTTGCTTTTCTTTTTCTACCTGCACTTTTAACCAACTGATAAGCATCTCGAATAGCACATTAACATCATCAACCGTTTCAATGATCCGGTCATAAAATGCTAAAAAGTCTCTAATCTCGTGAGACAATGGCACATTCTTTTTTCTCTTTGTTTGGTACCATAACTGATAAACTCTCCACAATTTATCGCCGATTGTTTCTTGAATTTGCCTTACCCTGGTTTCGGATATGCCTAATTCTTCAGCGATTTTTTGATTACCGTATGTCTTTTGATTTTCAATTTGATATTTGTCTAACAATTTGTAGTAAACGGCTAACTGCTGATCCGTCAAAATATTGATTATGTATGTTTCAAGGTTAATTTCCTTGATGAAATCAGCAAAACTTATGTATGGGTTTTTCTTATTCCAATTTTGAAAAGCACTTAAATTATAAAATGACAATGAATCAGATAAATCATCATCATCACCATAATAATTATTCGATGACCGATACTCAGAAACAATATCAATTTCTTTTGTTTCCTTTCCGGTTTTTGAATCAAATTTTAAATTACCATATTGCCTGTTAAATTCATCAAGAATTACTCCTTGTATGTATTTTTTTGCCCATTTCAACAAACCATTATTTGAAAGTGTTTTTGCCGTATCTCTATATTCTTTTTTATTTTTTAAATCATGAAAGAAATTATACAACCCGACTTGAAACAACGACTCAATTTCATCTCGGCCTAATTTAGAATAGGCTTGTAGACAAAATTCATAAAAACTATGTAATCCTGGATCTTGATAATATGTATATCTTCTTAAACCTTTTTCCTCATGTCTGTCCTTAAATTTAACAATTTTTTCATAGGCCTTGTCATTACCGTTTAAATATTCAATAATAACATCCTTAAATTTAATGTTACCCTTCTTCTCCATCTATTTTTCCTCCTAATCTTTCTAATCAATAAACATCCCCCCGTTTTATTTTTAATAGCCTCATTTACAAACCACATGTCTCCCCAACATGTTTACCGACAAGCAACAACCATATCGAATAGTTCGATACCTTTATGACCTCGCTTATGACCTCGCTGGGCACGACCTCATCAACATCACCAACAACAACCATCCTCGCTACAATATAATCACCTCCTTAAATTATAAAAATTTAATTTTATATTTATTTTACTATTTTGTCAAATGAAATGTTAAAAAAATATATCAAACAAACTATAAAACTAATAATCCAATTATAATATACCACACTATTTACCAATTTGTCAACACCCTTACAGATTGATTAAAAATAACCAATAAAAATACACAACAAAAGTCATAACTTTGTTAAAAAGCCCTTATGTATCAAGGGTTTCCGGCTCAGCCTCTTAAAGGCAATAGGACTAAAAGTCATGAGATCATATTAATCTATATACGAACATATTAAAGGTGGTACAGGGGTTGGCTTAGGTGGTACACCCTATGGTACAGGCTTTTTAGCCCCACCCTGTACCACTTTGATACCAAAAAGCCCGTAAAATCAACATTTTTTAAAAAGTGGTACAGGTGGTACAGGGTATTTTTCACTTCTTTTATTTTTTATGGTTTTTATTTATATTTTTTGATTCTCAATAGAAAAAAGTATGTACCACCTGTACCACCCAATTAAAAGCCCTTATGTATCAAGGGTTTTGGCGTTTAAGGTGGTACAGTTTTGATGGTTTTACCCTGTACCGCCCCCTGTACCACCATGTACCAGGTATGTACCATTTTTCATTGAAAAAGCGTCACAATATCTATTCCATCCTGATCATTTTTAGGTATAACAACATTTTGCTTTTTATTATTTTCTTTTCTTATTCGACTAGATAAAGAAATATTTTCTATATTGTTTTCGCCAAATGCCATAAAAATATCCCCAATCCATTCTTCATCATATTTTCTAGTTTGATTGATAAATTTTATATACTTACGTCTATAATCATCAAATTCAACAATAAATTCCTTGCGATTTTTACGAATAATTTCTTTTAGATTTTCAAGCATTATATGTTTTTTATCATCGGGTAAATTACTCGATTGGGTTCTATCCTCAATGCCTTCGATGATATTTCTAACAGGTATTTCATCAACAACATCAATAAACCTATTTCCTCTATAGTCCTTTTTAACCATTAAAATTGAATCAGTCAAAAGCAAATCATCAATATCCTTTAATTCAATGTCTTTCCCATCTCGTGTAACGAAAAGGCCTTCTGCATTTTTAATCATTTCAATGCGATTTATTTCTTGTTGTTTGTGTTCATCTTCTTCTAATTGTGATTTCATTTTTGCTAATTCAATCTTTGCCTGTTTTATATTTATTTTAACTTTTATGTTATTTTCTTCCCCACCAAGATCCTTAATTCTTTTTTCAGCAGCTCTAATCAGTTTTTCATCCAAAGTGTTGCTAATTCCTTTTTTCTTTCTCTCTTTGGCAATTAAGTAGCGTAAATAGTGTTCAACCTCAGGAAATTGATTAGGGTCTCTTGTTGGATTTTTAAAAGCACTGATCGTTTCATGATAATATTCTTCATCTTCCTCTTGTTCCGGCTCTATGTCGCTTTCAGCGACATCATCAGAAACAGGAAGCGGAATGATTTTTTCGTTTTTCTTGCTTTGAATGGTTTTCAAATCATCGCTGATTTCATGGATATAATATGTATTTATATCTTGGCGTTTTTCCGCAATATAATCACCAATATTTTTGTAAATAACACCTCTGTCAACTGCATCATTGATGACTTTCATGGCGTATTTATTGTCGTTTAAATTTAAAATGTTTTTCCACGTTTCGTAAGAACATTTAAAACCATGTTTCCATTTTGCGGTTAAAGAATAAATATAAAAATCACGAATATCCAAATCATAAAATTTGTGATAAGGAATTTTTGTGAAATTTTTATATTGATTTACTTGGTTTGTACTTTCATTTTCTTTTTCATCGATTAAACCATTATTCATTAGCAAAAAATCATTGACTGTTAATTCCAATAAGGTATAATATTTAATGGATGTAATATCGTTTTCGTTTTCTAATTTAATCACTTTTTTACTTATTAGAGATTGCAAAGTCTCTAATATTTTTCTTTTATTGAGATTTTCTTTTGAAGTAAATTTATTTGGCATCATTTGATTAAGTAAATCAATGTTAACTTTAATTGATCCGTCCATCATTCGATTAACAAACAATAATGCATAGATATAATACTCATTTTGGTTTAAAAAATATTCACTTTTGTTATCTAAAAGACAATTGTATACTCGGATAAAATCTTGATCTTTAATGTTTTTGAATAGCATATATGATTAAACACCACTTTCTTTATTTGTTTTATTTGTTCTTGTTTTTTGTCAAGCGTTAGCGTACACACACAACACACTTCCTCTGTATGTATGTTTTCTCTGTATATATGTATTCTCTGTATATCGGTGTAATTTTAGGTCAAAATAATGACGTTTTTTACACCATAGGGGTGTAAAAAGTGGTCATTAAAATGACGATTTTTACACCAGGGGGTGTAAAAAGTGGTCAAAATAATGACGAAAATTACACCATGTGTAAAAAACGGTTAAAATAATGCCGATTTTTACACCACCCTTTTAGATATTTTTTTGTATTTCTTAATGGCACTATCCAATTCCTCACTCTGTTCAAAGAGCCAAAATTGTTTACCAGTTGAAATCGATTTAGCAGTCGTTATATATGACCCTTTTAAGTATCCTATCATTTTTGGGGTTGATATTCCGTTGAAAATATCAAACAACACACATCACAGTATCCTATGTATGTATCCTCTGTATTTTGTATCCTATGTATAACTGTGTAACTTTGTTAAAAAATTTTAACTAAATTTCTTTGTTGATGGAAAATTAGTTAAAAAATTTTAACTAAATTTCCACTTGCAGTTAAAAAATTTTAACTTTTTTTCTCCGAGTTAAAAAATTTTAACTTTCTTTCCTTAAACTCATCAATTGCTTTTTCTAATTCTGGAGTTCTTTTAAATTGCCAAAATTGCTTGTTTGATACAATATGCTTTCCGGTGCAAATATACTCAAGCGATTTATCAAATTTTAAAAAATAGAATAACATCGGTGAATAGCAATAGAAAAATTCATTTTGTTTTATTCCCATTTTGAGTAGTCCTTCTATTTTTTTTTAAATGGGGGTGTAAAAAGTAGTCATTAAAATGACGAAAATTACACCACCCTTTTTATTTTTTTGGTTCATATGCATCAATATAATGCTCATACGCTGCAATTTTTTCTTTACTCATATTTGCCACATCGTTTTCGTACATACTTATTAAACTTTGACTGATGCCTAGAGCTTTACTGATTTGTTTTGCAGTGATTTTTTTCTTTTTACGTTTTAACAAGTAAATTTGTTTTTTGGTGATTTCGTTTAATTCCATTTTTCGCTACTCCTTTCTAAATTAAATTTTTTCAATTCTAATGTAAAAAAATAAGATAATAAACCTTGAAATTATTCAAGTGAAGGGCAAAAAAATATTTACCCTTCACTTTATTAAGTGACTTTTTCGGAGTACATTCGTGATGGTTTTTTGCATATCCTCATTAGTATTAGAGACTTAATCAGCAAAATCGTTAATTTGTAGACGAAAATACTCTAAAATGAGGAGGTGCTATTATGTCCACAAAGGATACCGCTAGAGAATTAGTTAAAACAATTTTCGCTAACTCAGACCGTAGAAGGCCAAAACCTAAAAACGATAAGAAAAAATGACTATGTATAGTTCGGCTTATCTTAGGTGATATTGCGTTGATGTGAAGCCGAATTTTAAAAATATGTGTTAAACTAAATTTCATTTAAAAACTCAGCTACCGGATCTCGTCCTATCTTCCGTATACTCATTCTTCTGATTGCTTTTAAATATGCCACCCCAACCTCTTGAACAAAACGGTTTTCGTAACAGGCGTTCATCAACAAATGTTTAAAGTCGTCTTTACCAAAACGCTTACCGAAATCATTTTTGATCATTTCTAGGGTTGATTGATAATCCCACCAACCGCTTTCATTATCATAATCTTTAATGGGCGGGAACAATCTAAAAAAATCCTTAACTGGCGTCCATCGTAATTTTCGATCAATGTATTCAACGGTGCTCAGAACGACTTCTGGTTTAAATTCTTTTCCTTCATCAAGATAACGGCCAAAACGGATAAGTAAATTATAGGCTTCCATTGTTTTAAAGCCTCCCTTCTAAATCACTTTAAATATGGTGGTTTATGAATATATGTCTGATTAACAAGTTTAAATTGCTCATTAATATCTTTTATGTCAACTGCATTTTTAACTATAAACACAAATCTAAAAGGTTCCTTTACCCAATCAAAAATTTCTTTCCTTTTTTCTTCATTTGATTGCATAGATGCTGACATAGTACTGATACTAAATTCATTAATCAAATCAATGAAAATATCTAAATCATTTCCGTTGTAAAAGTCATAAATATCCTTTACTATTCTGTAAACTTGAATTGGTGATAATAATTCACCTTGATAAATGGTAAAGTGACACGCATCTTCATCACTAAAATACTTTACTGAAATCATCATTTCTACATCATCATCAGCAGTGTAAATAGTATCTTCTACGATCAAAATATTATCTCTGAACAATTTATCGTTATAATATAAAAATCGTTCATTTTCCTCGTCATATTTACGAACCAAATCATTAAAAACAAGTGTCATTAGTTATTTCCTCCCTTTTGTTGATCGTAATAAGCATCTATTAACGCTTGTCCATCTTGATTGCTTAAAAATTCTATATAGCCGTCAATGTCATTCCAGGTTGTTAGGAATGGGTCAGTTTGATTGTGTTGCATTTTCTGATTCCTCACTTTTTCTCTTTCCTAATTCGTATAATTTAACTAAATCAATATTCTCAAAAAGACATTCCAATTCATTAACCATTGCTCCCCCATTAACTTCCAAATCATATGATAGTTCTACCCATGAATCATAACATTCTTCTTGATTATTTATATCTTCACCAAATAAAAGATGGGGGATTAACAATTCTCGGTGATTTTTATATATATAGTCAAAAATACTTTCCGCAATTTCATTTGTAACTTCAAAAAGATAATCTTCAATATAATCATAATAAGTTTGATACTTCCAACCCATACCACTTGTATACGTTGCACTTCTCTGACCTGTGTAAAAGTTGCTGAGATAATCCTCAATTAAACTTCTGTATCCACCAGGATAATCTTCATTTTTTTTATAAGTATAAATATCAATCTTATTATCAACTGTTACTAATTCTCCTGATAAATCATATGGATTATCTCCTAAGGAATGGTCAACAATCTGCATCTTGTCAGAAGAAGTAACCTCATAAACGATATCTGAAACAAAGTCGATGATTTCATCTTTTTTTTGTGAAATTAACTCATCAGCGATCCTATATACAATATCAGCCAATTTTTGTGTATTTTGTTCCATTTTCAATCCCTCCCATTTAATTAAAATTTCATAAATCAAAAGTAACGACCATTATAGTTATGAAACAATCAAACTATCATTAGCAACACCCCTTTCATTTGTCTTTATTTATCAATCCTTTTTTAGCGAAAATAATCTTTTCTAAAGTCTCACGAAAGTTATTCTCAAACATTACCTCCTCGATGGATTTATTTTTATTTACTGGTGTAATCTTTAATTTAAATGGTGGTGCTGGTTTACGTTTCATTTTGTGTCCTCCTGGGTTGAAAATAATGTTTTTTATGTATTTATGTATAAAGAATTACTCTCCATTGAGCCATTTCAAAAAAGATGCTTTTGAGATCTTAATTCGTTTACCAATTCGGACAACGTGAAATGCACCAGAATTAACTAAATCATAGGCTTGTCTACGTCCAATCCCCAGGTATTTTCTAATATCCTCTACATCCAAGATTTCTTTGTCCATATAATCACCTCCTATCTACTCTATTATCCTATGACACTCTTAATTGTATCATATTTGTCCCATGTGTCAAGTGTATCATATCTTTTTTAGAAGTGTTATTTTATTTTTTGCATTAATGTATTATACTTATGATACAAGATGAGAATTATGACACAAGGAGCGAAAAAATTTGGGAGATAACAGACCGAATTTTGGACAAACATTAAGGTATCTAAGGAAAAAAGCAAAGATAGGCTCCAGGGAATTATCAAGGAAAATTGGAAAGGGTGATGCCTACGTAAGCCATATCGAAAACGGAAGGATCAAAAATTTGGATTATGAAACGGCTTATCAATTGCTAAAGAATGTTGGTTATGAAGAATCTGAAATAAATGGATTTCTTGAGATATTCGGCATTGTTGATCCGGAATTGGAAGAAGATTTACTAAAACAACTCATTAAAAAAGATGAAGAAAAGCAAAGAGTATTGTCTGATCCTGATTATCAAGTATCACAATTTGATGATTGGTATTACGAAGATAAAAAAACATTATATAACCTTTTAGACAATATCAATAAGTCGCTTAAAAATCTCATTGACCATGATTATTCTTTAGCATACGAAATTATAAAAAACTTAAACAATCTAGTTTTGCCAAGGACTAAGGAAGAATTCAAATTTTTTCGTGAGTTAATGAGTTTTGATTACTCCGACTTTAGTTTTAGCGATGAAGATCGAGAAAAAATTATTAAATACATTAAGCAACTAACGAAGCAATCTGAGGGTGATATATAAATGGCTGGTTCAGTTCACAAGTATGTAACCAAAAAAGGCGAACAAAAATGGTTTTATATGTTGGATTTGGGAAAGGACGAAAATGGGAAACGTAAACAAAAGAAAAAAAGTGGGTTTAAATCAGAAAGGGAGGCTAAAAAGGCCTTACGGCTTGCTGAGGCAGAAGTCATCAAAGGAACATATGTAGAGCCGTCAAAATTACCTTATGAGACATTCGTTAATGATTGGTTTAAAAATATAAAAAAGAAAAGTTTGGGCGTTCAAACGCAAGTCGTATATGAACGCTATTTGGAATCATATATCATTCCTTCAATTGGTAATATACCGTTAGGTAAAATAACGACTGATACTATAGACAGGTTCATATCTGACTTATATGACAAAAAATATTCTGCTTCAACCATTAAAAAGGCGGTTAATATCATCAAAAGTTCACTTGAATACGCAATAATCCAAGGATACATCAAAAAGAATTTTGCTAAACAAGCAACATTGCCAAAAGAAACTAAAAATGAAATGACTGTTTGGAATCAGGAAGAAGTGAACAAATTTTTAGATGCTGCTAAAGGCAGCCGTTATTATAATTTGTTTTTTGTTGCTTTAACTACAGGGATGAGGCAAGGTGAATTATTTGGGTTGAGATGGAAAGATATTGATTTTAAAAATAAAACACTTACCGTAAATCAAGTTCTGGATCATGACGGACAAAATTTAAGAATAGGTACTAAAACAAAATCAAGTCACCGTACCATTGATTTAAGTGATAAGACCATCCAGGTCTTGTTAGACCAAAAAAAGAAAATTGAACATGAGAAATCATTAGATATTGGTTATCAAGATAATGACCTTGTGTTTTGCACGCCATTAGGCACACCCTTACATCCGTCAAATATCCGAAAAAGGGTCTTTAATAAGCTAATTGAAAAGGCACAAGTACCAAAAATACGCTTTCACGATTTGCGTCATACTCATGCGACACTTCTATTGCAAAAAAAGGTAAATCCTAAAGTAGTTTCGGAAAGATTAGGACATGCTAATGTAAAAATTACTTTAGATACGTATTCACATGTTTTACCGACAATGCAAAAAGAAGCTGTACAAAAGATTGATGATATTTTTGAGTAACATTTTATAAAAAACCTGTTACTTTTATTTTTGTTACTTTTTTTGTTACTTTTTATAAATAAAAAACGCACTTCCTCGGAGACAATCTCTCGAAAAAGCACGTTACTCAAAGATTATGTATGGTGACCTGCACAGGACTTGAACCTGTGAC